CGTCCAAATACGGCAAAAAGCATGATATAGGAAGCCCGCGCTTAGACCTACCAAAAGACAAAATAGGAGTGGAATAGCTGAGCCAATGCTTACTGCTATATTCGTATAATCTCTGAGCATGCTCCGGGTTCGAAGAAAACGCTTTCGAAACATATGCAAATCTCTCCTGCGGAGATTTTTCATCCTCCCGCATATAACTTTCTTTTAATCTCTTTATACCCAAATCATCGAATAGGGAATCTCGAGAATAGTCTACTGTAATACCGTGAACGGTTTCACCTGTCATACAAACTCCAGTTGTTGTTATTGTTTTATGGTTACTACTTAGGCTACTGCTGAGACAATGGTGATTGTATTTTCAACCAAAGATTGTAATTCTTGTTTACGTCTCATTTCTTCTTCGCCAAGGGTCACTGCCTTTTCTACTTCAAGGCCTTGTAATATATTTAGATATTCATCTTTAGATATTTCTTGATTCTCATAAAAAGATGTTGCTTCCTGGAACGTTTGTTCGACCGATGTTAAATTTTTCATCTTGCCTTACTCCCTATAACTTTCTGTATCGATTCTGCTGATCTATTTATTTGTTGAATTTTTAATTTACAGAACCCGGCTGAAACTTTATCATTATCTTCATACTGTTTCTTTGCTTGAGATGTTAAATCAAATAATTTTAAAGATAGATCATGTGCATTCTTATTGCGGGGGATATTTTCGGTATAATTTTTAAATAGAACAGATTGAGAATATAGTTCATCAAATACTGCTTCTGCTATATCTCTATCCTCGCAGAATTTCGCACCGAGTGAAGACTTAGTTCGTATATCGCTGATAATAAAATATTCGTTGGTATCATATCCTGCCATCATATAGGCATCGTAGGTATCTTTTAGTGTAGAACAACCTGCTAGTAATAATAAACTACCTAGTAGTATTGGTGTTAGGCTTTTCATAATAATCCTTATATTTTAATATAATAGCACGTTGTGATGCTATATAATTCCGTAGTTCTGCCATGGTTACTGCAAGTTCTTGATAGCCTTCATCGCTTAGTCCGATAAGCACAACATCCATATTCTTTTCTTTAAGCTTCTTCCACACCTCTTCCGCATTTGCTTGAGTAATAACTATCCATTCGAAGTCCCTTGTTTTTAGCGGAGAAAGTTCTGGTATATTCAAAGGTGTTTTTTCTGCAGGTTTAGATATAACCTCGATGGGTTTGATATCTTTCGATTTACCCAATCCCGGTACGCTGAGAGAAGCGCAACCGCTAAGGAGTAACAGGCTTAAAATTGGGATCAATAAGTGATGGACATTCACGATTTGCCTCTATTGGTGTTTTTGCTGATAATTCTTTCTGATTCAAAGGGGCGCCAGACGCCAATTCCATACATCGCAAAACATTTAGCGTGCCCCTATTTACTAAGGTCTGCACTTTATCTGGTTGAGATTCAGCAAATGCTCCAAAATCTCTACCATCTTTACTGAATTTATCGGTAAGATTTTTCACATCTTGCCTCTGTCTCTCAGATTGGTCCTGCAGACTTTTATTTATAGTTTGAATCTGTTCTATTTCTTTTTTAGTCTGTTCCATGACAGATTGTTGTTCTATCATAGCTTTTTCTAATTGCTCATTGTTAAGTTCTGAGACAGCAAGCTGAGCTTGCAGATTTGAAATATACCAGAATCCATACCCGCCTATCGCGAGCATAACTAGTATAATTAGATATTTGATTGCAGAAAATATTCCCATGTCATTAGATTCTCCTTCATACTTATATATCTTTTATGATTTCTTCAGACAGTGGAAATACCTCTGAAATAACTTTTGCACACGCTTTTGCTATATCCATATGCTCCTTCTGAGTCCCGTTTGAAGCCCGCAATTCAATATAATGAATCCACGATCTCAGTGTGCCTGCCATATAGAGTCTGCTCATGGTCAGTCCTTCGGGTAAGACCGCCCTTGCTTGTTCTTTTGCGATTCCATTATGTATAGCCCAAGTATATGCCTCTTTTGCCGCGCCGATAACCGCCCGTTGTTTATCCTCCCATAGAAGGGACGTAAGCTTATTATCGGGATCTGTCATATCAAGTTCTACACTATTCTGTCGATTCTTCTCATCCTGCAATCTGGCCTCACGGGTAACGAAATCTAATTCCTGAATAGGATCGGCATATCTCTGGCTAAATTCTTGGAAAGAAAAGGAGCGGTGGCGGAGCATCTGTCGGGCGATATCCCTAGTAGTCTCAATTTCAAGTGTGATGTGAACCATCTCTAAGGGAGACCAATGCTTATTCTTGATTAGATATCGAATAAGTTTTTCTGAGGTTTCCTTATTCATCTGATTCGAAGGATTCGATACGCGGGCACAGAATGCTACGAGTTCCGTCATATTTTCTGCGAAATACTGCGCAGGTTGCGAATATGAAATTAATTCTACTTTCATCTAATTACACCATCCCACCTATAAAGTAATTCTTTTAATTGATCAATAGTATCTTCTACAGATTTGTGAAAGATAGCATATCCGCCTGCTTCTCGGAAATCCAAGATGTTCTGCTCAGTATCATCGATGAGCAATGAATCGGGGGTAGCATATAGTTTCTTATTCTTTTTACCTGGGACAATGTTTGGGATATAATTAATGTTGCGAGCATTCAACCAATTAATCTTTTGTTCTTTAACTTTCTCATGATTATGGACACCGCCGCTAGATGAAAGTATTTCTACAGGTATCTTGGTTTCATTGAGAAAATCAAGTAACTTCTCGGAACCTCGTATCTGAGGTAGTAATTCAAACCCTCGATTATCGATAAAATCTTGCCAATATTTCCAGTAATTTTTCCTGCTTCTATTGGCCTCGATCTCATCCATCGTTATATTGAACATCTCTTGATATGTATGATAAAAATCCGCGATCACCCCATCCATATCTAAGTATATCTTTTTTATAATAGGCATTTAATCCCACAATCCTTCATAGTATTTACCAAATAAACGGAATCCATTCTTGATACGATCGTGATACTTCTTGCGACCTTCTTCATCATAGGTGCGAGTGTGATTAGGTCCATGGATCATCTGGGACATACCATCATCCAATTTCTTCCACTGTAGATCCGCCTCTCCTGACTCAAACTTCTTTTCCCAATCATCATCAAGTTTACTCTCAAATGCGAAGATCATCTCGCCCATGACCCAATCCCAACGCTTGTGGTGGTTTTCATCAATGTCATGTTCTTCAACAGGGGGTGCAGATGTAGAGCGGAGTTCCTCCGGAACATCATCATCGTCAACGTAAGGTGATCCATGCTTCTTCTCTTTCAACTGCTTGAGCATGGGAGTGATGATGTGGGCAAGTGTATCATCCATTGACCAAGTATCCCAAGGATCAATGCGCACATCAATCTTGCGCTTCTTTTTGCTATCGACCCAAAGGAGAAACTTGTAGAGCCAGGTATGTGGGCGATCGCCCCACTTGGTGATATCGCCAACATTCGGTTCGGGTTCGATAGAACCATGTGCTAGCCATTCACCAAAGCGATGAACTCGTTCTGCGGTATGAGGGAATCCATACTCATCTTTTTCTTTTGGAACCCAGAACATCAACATCTCTGCGAGTTGAAAAGGTCCAAACCAATTTTTGTATTTGCCAATATAAACTTTCATCTCAGCATCTCTTCCATTCAGTAAACTTAACCCGAGCATTCAATCCTGAGTATATATTTTTCTTAATTATATCCATAGGATTTTTACCTTCAAGCACAATATCATTTATATCTTTAGCCATCAAAGTTTGTGGCCATATAACAACATTATAATTGCTTTGAATAACTTTGTCAAGTAATTTACATACTTCCTTATTCCTTGGTTGGTTATCAAAGATCACAACTAGATTCTCTTTCGGTATATCTAGTGATCCCAATTTACCAAATGTTGTGCCGGATACTGCGATAGAATTTGGAAGGAATAAACTATCTAGCGGACCTTCCGTAACATACACCTGTTTACTCTTATCCACAGTATCTAAACCAAAGATCAATAGATTCTCTTCCTTGATCTTTATAGTGACATATCTCAAAGATTCATTACGAAGTGCCCTGCAAGTAACACCTGCAAGCTGACCATTAGCATCATAGAAAGGGATAACCAATCTAGGTTCAACACCCTTGACCCGTTCTTTATAAGACTCATTTAATTGAACAATATCTTTAATATTCTCGATATAGTATAGTCTCTTGAAAACTTCCCTCGGTATCTTTCGCTTCAAACAGAATTCAACCGCCTCGTTAGTTTCCGGTAAGGTATCTAAACGATCTAATAAATCGTCAAGCAATCTTTCCTTCTTATCAAATACGGGTTCCGCCATCTTGATCTCAAAATTCTGATGCGGCTTATTCCTAGGTAGTCCCTCACTATATCTCTCTAAAACATACTGACTATATACTAGCTCATTCAATCCTTTCAGGAATGTGCCGAAGTGCATTGATGCACCGCAGTTGTGACACTTGTAGAACAGATCATTTTTGACCGAGTAAAAGTATCCGCGAGTCTTCGTTTTCTTCTTCGAAGAATCCCCGCAGAGTATACATCTGCAATTAAACAGATTATCTTTTTTCTTTTTGAACATCGGGAGCTGATTTGAGATCATCCCGAGATATTTTAGATCAACAAACAAAGACATAGTAACAGGCTCCTAACTGAACCTATATTTTATAATCTATAATAATGAAAATCTATAAGTTAAAAGAGTTTTTCTAACTTAATGTGAGCCAAAACATAGCCAACAACGACAGAAGCACCCAGAAGCATCCAACGCCATTTTTCAATATCCGAAATTTTCTCCATAAGTTTTTCGTTATTGGCGATGCTACTTTGGTTATGCTCCTCTAACTTTTCGAGTAAGCTATCATTCTTCTTCTCGAAATCGTTTCTCAGATCATCGCGAAGATCACTGATCCTCGAATGCAGGACCGCGTAATTACTATCCATCTTCGTCTCAATCTTTTCTAAATTTGAATTAATAGTGGTTACTTGGCTCTCGAGAACAGATACCCTTGAATCAGTATCTGTCTCGCGAGCCGAACCATTACGTAAGGCTTCCGCCATAAGTTAAGCTTTCTTGGACTTTGGTTTCTTTGCTGCAGGAGTCTTAGCAGAAGGTTTACCCTCTACTGCTGTTTTTACTGCAGGTTTCCTACCACGTTTAGCTTTCGGTTTATCTTGTTGTATAGGCGGAGTTTCGACGACGTATGGCGGAGTATCTACGGTTAGTGTCATGGGGACATCCTCAACCTTCGGTGC